CACGCCGATGACGATGGCCGTGCCCAGCACGAGCACGAGGTAGGGCAGCGTGAGCAGGGCCCGCAGGGGCAGTCGCGCAAGAAGCTTCATCTTGTTCTGCAATCGAAACGCCGGTCGCGGCGACGGTGCGGCGTCCCCCTCCAGGGCCCACCCGTCGCAGTCGAGGGGGCATTGTCCACTGGACCGCGCGCTCGCCCAGCGCGACCGGGGCACCGCAGGGGCGCGAAGACGGCCGAAAGTCAGGCGCAAGTCACGTTCGGCCCGGCGCGGGCAGGGCGCCGACCGCCCATGGACGGGCAGGCGCCCGGACGGGCGGAAGGCGATCTGGGCCAGGCGCGGCGGCAACGCCGCGCCGGCGGGCTTCCATCACGGCGCCGCGCCGCCCGGGAGGCCCTGCCTTTGCGCGGATTCGCGTTCGCGGCGACAATGACGGGCAATGATTTCCCAGCAAAATCAACAAGTTAGCCCTTGGCGGCTGTCCGTGGCGCCGATGATGGATTGGACGACGTGTGAGCATTCATGCGGCCTTGCGGCTAGTTCGTAGCAAATTGGTAGCAACGATGTTGCGAGCAAGTCATCGGTCGTTTGATCAGTTGGGCTGTATACTTATACAGCATGAGACTCAGCAATATCACCATCGAATTGCGTTTCGAGGGCTTCGGCGTCCAGCCAGCGCCCTTCGTAGCTGCTGGCCAGTCGATCGCGTTCACCCCGCGCGTCGTCGTCCAGGTGCCAAGCTTGGACGCGCCGCCTTCCTCTGCTGTCACTGACATGGCGCGAGTTCGCTGGTTCAACGCGCAGCGATCGACGTTCGACCGCATGTCTCACGTGCGTCTCCTCCGCGCTGACGGCACAGTCGTTGTGGAGGGGCAGATATTCAGCAACCAACCGCCAGTCCAGCTCGGCGCTGACGTGGACTTTCAGGTCGACGAGACCTGATTGGGCGGCTGAAATGACAAAGCCCGCGTGAGCGGGCTCTGTCGGGTGTGGGTACGCCGGCGTCAGTGGGACTCTGGCGACATGGGCTCAAAGTCAACCTGCAAGCGCTTGTCGCCGGCGATCGCAGCGTCTCGCTCGCGATCGAGCCAGGCCGCGACGTCGGAGACGTTGCACATCCACGTGGCGCCGTCCTTCCAGACCGGCACCGGGCAGTTGCCGGCGGCGATCTCGTTCTGCACCGTGCGGTGATGCTTGTTGCGCAGCTTGGCCAACTCGTGGTGCGTCATCGTCGGGCGACCCTCGGTCGCGATGAGCAGCGCCATCAGCGTCTTCATGGTCAGAACCTCGTGGGTTGGCGGCCGCCGAAGACGTCGCCGGAATTGATCTCCGGGCCTTGCCAGGGTTGGGGCAAGAACTCGGGCTTCGCGGGCACGTCGACGTCGTTGTCGCTGGCGCGGAAGTGCGTTGCGGATGCCCACTCGAAGGCGGCCAGGCGTTGCTCGTATGACCAGGCGGCGATCGTCTCGAGGCTGGGCTCGATGCCAACGAGGATCAGGCCCGTCTGTACCACGTCGACGGGAAGATCCTTCGCGGCCGCCGCCCGGTCGAGACGCTCGATCTCGGCCAGGATCAGCGCTGCGGCCTTCACCAGGTTGCGCCGCGGCTCGCCGGGGCGCCAGGCGATCGCCTCAAAGGGCCAAGTCTGCGGAATGGTCCCGTCGCGGTAACCGTCGCCTTGCGAGAAGGGATGCAGCGCGTCGGCAGCATGTTCGGCGTAGGCGGCCGCAGCGCCGGCGAGTTCGCCGGCGTCATGCTCATCGTCGTCGTGCTGTGGCGTCCAGCCCTTCACGGTGACCTGGCGCAAACGCTCGGCCAGAACATCGCTCGCGGCCGGTGTCAAACAGAGGTTGCAAGCGTCGCGCACCGCCTTAGCGACCTTCTCGGCATCGACCTCGATAGTGACTTTCATGGATTCGTCCTCCCGCTCGATCAACTGATGGCCAGCGCGTGGTTGCGCGGCACCTTGAAGCCGGCGGCCTTCGCGTGGCCACCACCGCCGTACGTCGCTGCGATCTCGCTGACGTCGACGCCGGCGTCGGTTGCCCGCAGGCTGAACACGCGGCCTTCGACCGTGTCCCAGTAGCAGGCCGCGAACGCCTCACCTTGAGCCATCAGATGCCCGGCATCGCTCGACATCGTGTAGGGCAGGCTGGCCACCGGCACATCGTGTCCACCGATCACCATGCGTCGCTGGCACACCTTGAGCAGCTCGGCGACGTCCTTGTGGTGCTTGCGCTCGATCGCCGCGCCGGCGGCGGTCATCTGTAGCAGCTCCACCCGGTCTGCCGCCATCAGCTTGTCCCACTGCTCGAATGTGTACTCGTGGCTGAAAACGGCCGCTTGGATCTCGCGCGTGCCTGGCAGCTTGAAGCGCCAGAGGTCGCGATCCTCGATGTGGCCGAGCAGTAATGGACGCGGCTCCTCCGGGAATAGGTAGTCCCATGCCAGGGTCGCTCCGCTGCGCTCGAGGTCGACGTATGCGTTGAGCGCCAGCGCTCCGGCCGCCACATGCTGCGGGAACAGCGGCTGCAGATCCTCGATCGCCGTCTTGTGATGGTCGATCAGGGTGACCGAGTTGGCCAGGCGCAGCATGGCCTCGACCACGGCGCGCTTGTACGAGAAGTCGACGAGGTAGACGTCACGACCAACGATCGCCGGCGGAGGCTCCTGTTGATAGACACCGGGGAAATAGTCGGCTCCGTCGCGAAACGCGTGCCAGAAGCACCAGGCGGCGCTGAAACCGTCCGCGCAGTTGCTGTGATAGATCACGAGGGGGCGTGAGGCCTTCATGCTGCTTGCTCCTTCTTGTCGAGGCTGCGCACCTGCGCCTCGCTCCAGGTGGCCGCTTCGATGGCCGTGAATGCGTCGACCAGGCCGGCGAGCGCGTCCTGCGTCTCGACGCCGCGCTTGGCGGCCTGGTACTCGAGGCCGGTGAATCCGACCTTGCCGGTACGCTGGTAGCGGTCGAAGACGCCGGCGAACAGCTCGAGCTGCTCGACCATCTCCGCCTCACCGCGCCCGAGCTTCTGCGAGACGCGATGCCAGGTCAGGACGCCGCCCATAACCCCGAGGAGGATCTGAGGCGTAGCGGTGCCTTTGGCGATTGCATCGAGGTTGACGATGTGAGCCAGGCCGATGTCACGCACCTGGTCAGGCGTCAACCGCGGCCGCAGTCCCCGTGGCGCGAGGGCGGCCTTCGCCTCGCGCCGGGGCTTGCGGCTCATCCAGCGACCTCGTCGCTGGCCAGGGCGCTGGCCTGGCCGGCGGAGCCGGCCTCGTCCTTCACGCCTTCGCCGGCGACGCCGGCGTTGTCCTTCGCTTTGACGGCGCCGGAGGCGCCCGTGTCCTTCACTTCGTAGTCGGCCAGCTTGCCACCGTCGCCGATCGCCTTTTTCAGCCAGGCGGGCATCAGGCCCTTGCCCGACCAGGTCTGGCCAGACGTCGCGCAGCGGTATTTCGCCGGCGGCCCCGAGCGCTTGCCCGCGGCAGCGGGCCCGGGGTTGGCAGGGGAGGCCGCGGCCGCGGCGGCGGTGGTCTTCACGCGTTGCGCCGGACCGCGCGCGGCCGCGTTGGCCGGCGGGGACAGCGCGGACTTCTTGGCCGGCTTTTCCGCGGCGGCCCGAGTGGTTGCCTGCGCAGCGGGAGTAGGGGTAAGTCCACCGATGCGCGCCAGCTTGGTATCGACGCCATAGTGCTTGGCGAACTTGTTCAGCATCTCCGGCTCGCGATCGAGCAGGTAGGCGTCGCCGTCGACGCGCGCGATGATGGCGCAATCGATCATGAAGCGCGCCGCGTCCTCGGCGGACATCGAGCCGATGCGCTTCTCCATGTCCTTCGTGCCCCACAGCTCGGCCAGCAGTGGGCGGTCGTACCACTGCACGGTCGCGAACGCCATGCCTGCGATCACCTGCAGGTCGAAGGTCGTGCGGGGCGCGGCCGCGATCGCCGCGCGCGTGACGTCGAGCAGCTTGCGGCGGGCGATCTTCTCGATCGACCACTTCTCCTCGCGGCGCGCATGCTCGGCCTCACGCTTCTTCCGTTCGGCCTCCGCCGACGTTCGCGGAGCTTCCTCCTTGACCTTGACGCCCGCGGCCTTGACGTCGGCCACCTTGACGGCCTTCTTCGTCTTGCCGCTGCGAGGGTCCTGGATCGTGACGATCGTGACGTTGGTCTTGCCCTTGATCGCATCCTTGACGGTGTTCAGGTCGACGTAGCCGCCCTTGATCTCGCCCGTGGCGCTGATGGCGTTGCGCGCGGCATTGCCCGCGACGACGACTTGGCCCTTGGCCTCGAGCGCCTTCTGCTCGCGGCGCAGGTGCGCCTTCTTCTTCTCGGCGTAGCAGTCGGGATCAGTGCAGGTATTCGGGCCGACCGCCGTCGTGCTGTAGCTGTTGCGAGGCTTCTGCTCCGCGATGTCCGCGAATAGCTCGAGCGTCTGGCCGGCGCGCTTGGGGCATGTCGTGCAGGCGCCTGCACCGTCCAGAAGCGTGACGTCCTCAAGCGGAAAGAGCGCCTTGTTCAGGTCGGTCATGTACCGTTCCTGCAAGAAGTCGCGGATGCGGCGGTAGCCTTCCTTGCCGCCGTCGGTCAACTGGCCCTCGATGTGGTTGGACTTGATCTTGGCCAGCGCGTCGAGTTGCAACTTCTCGTTGGGCATGCGCGCGAGCACGAGCGCGATCTCGATCTGCATCTCGCCTGCTTCAAACGCCTTGCGCGAAGTCGGGTTGAGGTCGAGCAGCTTGAGGCGGCCGTACACGTACGAGCGCGTCTTGCCGGTGCGCGTGACCAGGTCGGCGACGCTGAGGTTGTTCTCGGTCATGTATTCGCGCATGGCCTCAGCTTCCTCGAGCGCGCTGACGTTCTCGCGCTGCAGGTTCTCGCTGATCTGCGCCGATCGAACCTCGGCGTCGGTCATCGCGCGGACGAAGCACGGCACCACCTCGAGGCCTGCGAGCGCGGCCGCGCGCAGACGCCGGTGACCGAAGACCACCTCGTGGCCAGCGGCCGCGTCGGGATCGCCCGCGAACATCGGCGGGATGCGCGGGCGCACGAGGAGCGGCTGCAGGACACCTTCGGCCTTGATGTTGTCGGCCAACTCCTGCAGCTTGATGGGGTCGAAGTGCTTGCGTTCGTTGAACGGGCTCTCGTGCAGATCTGCGATGCGAAACTTCGCGGGAACGGGGGTGGTGACGGTAGCTTCTGCGGTCATGCTTGGCTTTCGTGAGATGGTGGAAGGGCGCGAATCGCGCGCCGGCGACGGAGGGAGGAACGACGGCGTCAGATCAAGACCTGGCGCAGTCGCGGAGGGAAGGAATCGAGGGGTTCGGCGATCGCGACGGCGTGCGACGCGATCTCGCTGTACAGGTCGGCCGAGCGCTGCCACGTCCGGCGGGCCGTGAACGTGACGACGCCGGGGACGTCGCGCTCGAGGTTGCCGCGCAGTTCCGTGCTGATGCCGGGCAGAACGTGGCGGAGGTCGAACACCATGAAGTGGGCGCTGTAGAGGCGCCGGCGCGCGCGCAGCCACTCGCTGCGATAGCCGCCTTGCGCCACGTAGTGGAAGCCCTGGGGCACGTTGTCGCGCAGGCAGAACTCGTGCACACCGGCCTGGACGACCAGGCCGCCGGCGGCGGAGGCGATAGGCGTCTCGTCGGAAAGGACGTAGTTCATACGCGCGCCGCCTCCGCCGGATCGGTGATCTGCATGACGCAGATCTGCTTGCACTCCATGAGCCGAATCCTCCAGTGGTCGGCGTGCGCCGGGCGCGGGCCGATCTCCTCGTGATCCGGCTCAACCTCGAGGCCGGCGCCGACGAGCATCACGGGAGTCCCCGTATGCAGCTGGCGCGCGAGATCCTCGAGCGCGTGACCGTCCTCGGGCTTGCCGTGCTTGCACGTGATGAACGGGATTCCCTCGCTGGCCTGAACGACCACGGTGAGATGCGGAAGGCCGCCCGAGCTGTAGCGGATCGCCGCAGGCTTGGTCAGCCGCCCGATCACGCTGAGGTTGATCGGCGGCGTGGGATGGGAGGCGGCCGCGGTCACGAGATCCACCCCACCACGTGCCGCACGACAGTCACGAGCAGGACGACCGAGGTGGCGCCACCGAAGGCCCCGACCACCACGGCCCAGACCATGCCGGAACGGCCCTCGCGGTAGCCTTCCTCGCGTCCATCGTCCAGTCCGGACTGGCGCGCGACCCGAACGGCCTCAAGTCGACGCAGCTCGGCGCCGAGGTTCTCGAACGCGGCCGCCGTGCGCTCGATGTCGCTCGGTGTGCGCCTGATCCGCTGCCTGACGTGAGGCAAGGTGTGGAAGGGGAGGGGTGTGCTGCTGACGTCGAGCAGTGATCCCGGCATGCCTTCGAGGTCGCCTTCGCCGTCGTTCTCGCCGGTGCGAACGCCGCTCCAGTAGTCGGGCTTGTAGCCGCCGGCGCTCATGCTGCGCTCCCGGCATGCGCGGCAGCGCAGACGATGGCGCGGCGGGTGGCGCTGCACCGTTCAGCGAAATCGTCGGGATCGTCGAGATCCACGTCGTGCTGAGTGCTGTCCTCGTCCGCAGTAGTGGCGCGCACGTAGTCGTAGCCTTGTTCGACGTCGACGAGCATGCGCGTTGCCAGTCGAAGCGCGGCGCCGTCGTCAGCGAGTGGATTCCACCAGTGCCATCCCCAGGGTTCGCCAACCCACAGGCCGAGCGAATCGACGTACTGACGGCCAATCTCGTCGACATCGTCGGCGGAAGGCGGCGTGATGCTGGCGGCCTTGGCTGCCAACTCCAGCAGTTCGCGGTCGGTGTGGTCAGCCATGACTGACCTCCGCCGTGCAGGCGCCTGCACTCCCGACGTCGGTCGCGGACACGCGAGTGAAGTCGCCGCCGACCTGGTCAATGACGTCGACGATCGCGTCCGTCGTACAGGCCGCGAACACCGACTTGTGGATGCGCTTGCCGTCGCTGCGCTGGATCAGGGACACGTCGATCGGGCGCAGGCGGATCTCGTTCTCCGCCTTGTCGCGATGCTTCGGCCTGCAGGTCGCGGACGAGCCGCGCGGCATCGTCGAGAGCAGGGCACGGAGGCCGGCCTGCGGATCGTCGGCGATGAACTCGTGGCGCGCCGGCGGCGCGTCACGATGGGTCGTGACCCAGGCGACGTAGGTGGTCAATGCACCCGTCGCGGGGGTCGGCGTGGGTTTCTCTTGCACGCGGCACCTCCCTAGCTGCGAACTGCAGCAGAAGTGCCGGACTCTAGTTGCCAACTCGGCAGGCAGTCAAGTCGGGAACTAGACTCCCCCACGAAAATACATTTATTGACTCGAAAGTGGGTTTTGTCCTACACGCGCGCGCAGGCCCGCGCCACCCCCAAACGGGTGTTCAATTGCCCTTGCGGTAGGAGTCGATGATCTTCCGCACCTGGGCAAGCAGCTTGGCGCGCCGCTCCTCGGGGACGTCCTGATAGAGCTGGAACATGCGCCCAAAGGTGTCGACCGCATCAGCCGGACTCGGTGTATCTGCGGCGTCGTCGCTGAACGTGCTGGCGTCATCCTGCGGATCGTCGAACCACCCTGCGCGCAGACCATGGCGGCCGTCGACCGCATACGCTTCTTCAATCCGCTTGACGGTCTTCGGGCCTAGGTTGATCTTGCCTTGAACGACCTGGCGCAGGCTCTGCGCCATCTGCCTGAAATCCTTGTCGCTGTCCTCGAAATCGATGACTCGTTGGGCTATCACATAGTGGCCAGGCTGGGCCTGCCGGCGGTCGGGGTCAAGGCCACCTTCCAGCTCGATGAGCTGTGCAAGTCGTTTGCGGCGGCGTTCTTCGGCTCTAGGCATAAGCTATTGTCCCGTCGGGAGTTCTAAGGTTGGCTAGTTGGCAACTTGACACATAGTCGAGTTGCCGACTAGAGTCGCGGCCTTATGGAAGCACCACAAGTCACCGCGCGTGAGCGAAAGCTGATCGCCGCTGAGGCGCAGCTGAATCCGGACTACCTGTACCAGTGCATGACCGGTCGGGCAGATCTCGAGGCAAAGAAGGCCACGCGCGTCGAGCGCGTGAGCAAGAAGCGCATCCGCCGCTGGGAGCTGCGTCGCGATTGGTTCGACGTGTGGCCCGAGCTGGTCGGCGTCGAGGGCGCGCCGACTGTGCCCGCGGAGTGGGCTTCGTAGTCGATCACCTGGGGCTGCTGTGAGTGCATGGCAGCCATTCTCTTTTTTTGTCCGAACGAGCTGGTACGTGCCTGTCCGTGAACCTAGTCGGCAACTCCGAGAGATTCGGAACGATTCGGACAACCCTGTTGGAGCCCCCGCCATGAACATGCAGACCGACTTCGGCGAATTCTTCGAGTCCCTCAACGACTCCTTGCGCGAGCTGGTGCGCGCGCTCGGTGGCCACAAGAAGATCGGGCCGATGCTCTGGCCCGAGCAACCCCAAGACCAGGCCGCGAATCGCCTGCGTGACTGCCTGAATCCTGACCGCCGCGAGAAGCTCAGCCCTGAGCAGTTCGTCTTCCTGCTCAAGCTTGGCCGGGAAGCGGGCTATCACGGCGCGATGGCTTTCATCGCATCCGACACTGGTTACGAGACCCCGCGGCCCGTCGTCAAGGAGGACGTCGTCAACCAGCTGCAGAACCAGTTCGTCGACGCCGTCGCCAAGCTCGAGGTCATCCAGCGCCAGCTCGCTCGAGCACAGTCCATTCGGAGCGTGGCGTGAGCCGCGCCGCGCCGGATGTGATCTACCTGAGCCCGCGCGGTCGTCGTTGCGTGCTCGTGGTGGCAGGGCGGCCGCGCCCCTGGCTCGAATTCCGCTACCTCGACAACGCGACGCTCGCGGGCGGGGGCTTCTACCTGCGGCATGACCTTTTCACGCGCGTCATGCGTGTGGCCACGACGGAGGCGCTGGTCAACGCTGCGATCGCGGGGGCGTCATGACCCGGCCGCGAGGAGAGATCCGCGAGGCTTTGGCTGGCGCGGCGATGGCGCTCGCTAGCGAGCAGGACGCCGCCACCTGGCGCGAAATCGCCGCGCGTGCGCAGGTCGGATTCGACGCCGCGCACGAGACGATCCGCAACATGGTGCGCGCCGGTGAGCTGGTCGACGTCGGTGGACACAAGCCGCCTGGCTCGAGTCGGTACTTCCGGCTCTATCAGCCGGCGACAAACTTCGCGACGGCGACCACTGGCGCGCCGCTCGACCAAGTCGTGCGCGCCTGGCGCAGCTGCTGAGGCCTTCTGCTGATGGCCTCATCAAACGGCGCCAAGCCGATTGACTTCGTCGCGCTCGCCGCGGCGCTGCTGGATCGATCCGAGACGTTGGTGTCCCGCTGGCTGCCTGCAGGCAAGAAGCGGGGGCACCACTGGTACGTCGGTGACTTCCACGGCTCCGAGGGAAAGAGCGCGAACGTCAACCTGGACACGGGCACGTGGATCGACAACGGCACGGGCGAGAAGGGCGGCGACCTGATCAGTCTGTACGCCTGCATTCGCGGCATGACCAACGCGCAGGCCGCTCGCGAACTGATCGAGGACAACGGGTGGGCGGCCAGCGCGGTCGTCAAGGAGCCGAAGGCGAAGAAGCCGAAGGGCGTCGAGTGGATGCCGATCCACCCTGTGCCAGAGGATGCGCCGGAGTACCGCACGCAGTGGGGACACTTCGCGCGGGGCATTCCTGGCATGCACTGGGAGTACCGAAACGCCGAAGGGCAGCTGCTCGGCGTCGTCTGCAGGTTCGACAAGAGCGACGGCAGCAAGGACGTTCAGCCGCTGTCGTTCTGTCAGGGCTCCGACGGCAAGCGCATGTGGCGCTACAAAGCCTTCGGACAGCCGCGGCCGCTGTACGGCCTGGACAGGCTCGCCAAGTTCGACGCCGAGGCGGACGGCCTGGTCATCGTGCTCGAGGGCGAGAAGAAGTCTGACGCGCTCTGGAAGGCCCTGGGCGAAAAGATCCCGGTGGTTTCCTGGCCGGGAGGCTGCAAGACCGCGCACCTGGCGGACTGGCGTCCGATTGCGGGCAAGCGGATCGTCTGCTGGCCCGACGCGGATGCGCAGAAGCACAAGCAGACCCATCAGCTGCTGCCCCTCGAGGAGCAGCCCGGCATGATGGCCATGCGCACAGTACAAGCCATCGCCGCGGATCTCGGCTGCCAGGCGCGAATCGTCGACGTTGGTGAGCCAGGCGATCACCCGGATGGGTGGGACGCCGGCGACGCCGTCGCGGCCGGCTGGTCACGCGATCAACTGATGTCGTTGCTGCGTCGCCATGTCCCTGTGCTTCGCGCCGTCGGTGAGGACGACGGCGCTGGTGGCAAGAAGCCACCGCGGCCGCCGTCGACCGAGGGCGGATCACCGCCGCCAGTTGATGATGACGAACCGAGCAACTGGCGAGATGACCTGCTGTTCAGCAAGGGGCAAATGCGCGAGTGCGTGCCCAACGTGGCGCTCGTACTGCAGCACCATCCTGCCTGGCGCGGCGTCGTCGGCTTCGATGAGTTTGCGCAGCGTGTCGTGAAGCGCAAGCGCGCACCGTACGAGTCTCCGACCGTTGCGCTGCGCAGCCAGGAATGGGCCGACGTCGACGACACGCGCACCTCGATGTGGTTTGCCAAGATCGAGGGCATCGCGCCGTCCTCGAGCCAGGTCGCCGAGGCAATCGAGGTCGTCGCGCGACAGAACACGTTCCACCCGGTGCGCGAGTACCTCGAGGGGCTCGATCCGTGGGACGGGACGGAGCGCATCGATCACTGGCTGATCGACTATTGCGGCGTCGTCGACAACGAGTACACGCGCAAGGTCAGTCGCTACTTCCTGATCGGCATGGTGATGCGTGTGCTCGAGCCCGGCGTGAAGTTCGACAACTGCCTCGTCTTCGAGGGCAAGCAGGGCCGATTCAAGTCGACCGCGTTCCGCGTGCTCGCCGGCGAATGGTTCTCGGACAACGAGCTGGACTTGAGCAACAAGGACAGCCTGTCCATGATCCGCGGCAAATGGCTGCATGAGTTCCAGGAAATGGGCTCTGTGGCACGCGCGGAAAGCAGCCGGCAGAAGTCGTTCCTGTCGCGTCAGGTCGACGAGTTCAGACCAAGCTACGGCCGCCGCGAGATCAAGTGCCCGCGGCAACTCGTGTTCGGTGGCACGGTCAACGAATGGCAGTGGCAGAAAGACCCGACCGGCGGTCGGCGTTTCTGGCCGGTCGAGACGTCGCCCGACGCGATCGACGTCGAGGGCTTGAAGTGGGCCCGCGATCGACTATTCGCTGAGGCGTACAAGCTCGCGCGAGCGGGCGAACGGTACTGGCCGGATCGGGACGAGCAGGACAAGCTGTTCGACCCTCAGCAGCTCAGCCGCGAGGCGCCGGAGCCCTTCGTCGAGATGATCGCTCGATGGCTGGCCGACGATCGCAACACGCTGGCCGAGTTCACCATGATCGATGTGCTGGAAAAGGCGCTGCAGCTTGACGCAAAGGGCATGACGAAGGACGTCACCACCCGCGTCGGCATGTCGCTTTCCAAGCTCGGGTGCGTGCGACAAGAAAAGGTCGTGCGCGGCTCCCGGTTCTCGTATAGGCGGCCCGCCGAGAAGGCCGCGTCATCGGAATCGACAGCCAGCGCAACGAATGAGGAGGTGCCGATCTAGTCGGCGAATCCCACACGTCCCACACCTCCCACACCTCAAGCCAAGCGCGTGTGCGCACGGGCACGAGCAGGCGCGCCTAGGCGCGCGCGCTCGTGAGCGGCAGAAGGTGTGGGAGGTGTGGGGTTCAAGGAATGGAAGGAGAGAAACGATGGATCTGCGCGCTCAAATGCCGAACGTGGCCCGCGCCGTCGACGAGCGTCGGCAGCAGGATGGCGCCGACTGGGTCAACGCGACGATCCGCAAGGCGCTGAACGGCGAGCCGAACCAGTTCTACGCGTTCGAGAACGGGCACGTCCTCGGAACCCCGTTCAGCCCGGACTTCGAGACCGGTGTGTATGACCGCTGGGTGCGCGTCACCATGGCGTGGGGCGGCAAGTTCGCGATGGTGATGCGGAACAAGGAGCCGGCCAGTGGCTAGGATCGAAAGCGTCGAGTGGCGCTTGCTGAACTGGGCACGATGGAAGGCCGGACGCTCGGTGCGCTACGCTGCCTCGAACCCGCTTGCCGCCATGACGGCTCGGAGCCGCTGGTCGGAAGTGCCAATCCCCACGTCCGACTGCGATGCGAGCGAAACCGACGATGCGATCGACGCCGTGTTGACGCCAGACCAGCGGCGCACCGTGTACGAGGTCTACGTGGGAACCGGCACCGGCAACCAGGCGCTGCAGCGCCTCGGCTGCTCGAAGTCCGCGATGCATGACCGCATCAGCGCGGCGCATCGGAAGCTCGCCGACTACTTCGCCGAGCGTGCCGAGCGAGCGAAGACCGAGCGCGAGCGCATCGAGGCACTGCAGGCGAGGGCACGGCCGTGAGTGCGGGGTTTTACCACCCGGACGAAACCGCTACATTTCCGGCACGCTGGATCTCGGTCTGTCAAGTCCGATCCGGCGCTTTCGTTTGGGGACTGGCATGGATGGCCTGAGCATCGACGTCCGCAGCAACGTATCGAGCATCGCGCTCGAGCTGCGCGCCGCTGCCCAGGACATGCGGGACACCGCGCTCGTGCGTGCCCTGAACAAGATGGGTCAGCAGGTCATCACGACGGCGTCGAAAGAGATCCGCAAGGCCGGGTACAACCTCAAAGCGTCTGACATCAAGAAGGCCCTGTCGCTGAAACGCGCGACGCAGAGCAGCAAGGTCGCCACGGTCACAGCGAGCGGTCGACCCGTTCCATTGATCAAGTACGGGGCGAAGCAGACGTCGCAGGGTGTCACGGTGAGCGTGCTTCATGGCCGCAAGCTGATCCCTGGCGCCTTCATCGCCACCATGCCGACGGGGCACACCGGTGTGTTCGTCCTGCAGCCAGGCGGCAAGCATCGCAAATTCAAGAAGGCCGGCAGGTCGTCATGGCACCAGCTCCCGATCCGCGAGCTGTTTGGGCCCGGGATCCCCGATGCTGCAGCGAATGCCGGCGTACGTAGCGCTGTCGAGGCGTTGGTCGTCGAGAAGTTCCCGCGCATCCTGGAGCACGAGCATGCGTGGCTCTCGAAGCGCACGCGAGGTCGCTGACATGAGTGCAGGCGCCGGCACAGGCGGCGAGGTCGCGCCCAAAAATCGCGGGTCCCTTTTCCGGTCGAAGAGCAGCGGGCTCGATGACCGCGAAATTTCTGCACTCTCCGGACGGGCAGGGGGGTTGTAATCGTGCCGACGCAGGTCGAGATCGCCGAGCACCTCGGCATGTCGCAGCAGGCCGTGAGCAAGCAGCTCGCGCAGCTCGGGCTGGACTGGTCGACGGCGACCATGGACGAGATCCGCCTTGCGTACCTCGAGCACCTGCGCGGCCTGGCGGCTGGGCACCGCACGAGCGACGGGATGGACCTGACCCGAGAGCGCGCGCTGACGGAGAAGGTCGACCGGGAGTTGAAGGAGCTGGCGCTGGCGGAGAAGCGCGGCCAGCTGGTGAACGTCGCGCAGCTCGAGCCGGAGATCGCGCGCATGGTGGTCGCGTTCCGAACGGAGCTGCTGGCCAAGGACGACAAACTGAAAGCCGAGATCGACGCCTTCTACGGCATCGATCTCGACCTGGCGTTCCTCAATGAGCACACTCGCACCGCTCTCCGTCAGCTCGCTCGATACGACCCCGAGCATCCTGGCGATGCTCCGTCGGGCGGCGAAGCAAGTCGCGCCGCCGGAGATCATGACGACGACGGCGTGGGCGAGGGCGCACCGGCGGCTGTCGGCTAAGGCGTCGGCGCGGCCGGGCGTGTACAACCCGGACATCACGCCGTGGGTCGCAGGCATCCACGAGGCGCTCGACGATCCCGAGGTGTTCGAGGTCAACTGCCAGAAGAGCGCGCAGGTCGCATGGACGGACGGCGTCCTGCTGAACTACCTGGGCCGTCGGATCGACCTCGAGCCGTGTCCCATGATCGTGATGTTCGCCAAGGATCAGGCGGCCAAGGAGTTCAACTCGGAGAAGTTCGAGCCGATGGTCGAGGCGACACCGCGCCTGGCAGACAAGATTCCGGTCACGAAGTCGCGCGACCGGAACAACCGCTGGCAGTTCAAGGGCTTCCCCGGCGGTTTCCTCAAATTCGTCGGCTCGAACAGCGCCAGCTCGGTGAAGTCCACGCCGGCGCCGGTGACCGCGGTCGAGGAGCCGGACGACTGCAACGAGAACGTCGACGGGCAGGGCGACACGATCACTTTGCTGCGCGAGCGGAGCAAGACCTTCGCGCGCCGCAAGATGATCTTTGGTGGCACGCCGACGCTCGAGGGATTCAGCCGGATCGCCTCGGCCTACAAGGCGAGCGATCAGCGCAAGTTCTTCGTACCGTGCCCCCACTGCAACGAGCTGCAGGTGCTGATGTGGGAGAACGTCAAGTGGGCGAGCGACCCCCAGGCGCAGCATGAGATCTACGGTCAGGCGATTCCGTCGACGGCGCGCTACACCTGCGTGCATTGCGGTTCGCTCTGGACGGACGCCGAGAAGAATCGCGCGGTGCGGAAAGGGCACTGGCGCGCGGAAGCCGCGTTCCACGGCGTGGCGGGCTTCTACATCAACGAGCTATATGCGCCGTTCCCCGGGTCGACGATGCCGCGCCTGGTCGAGAAATTCTTGGCCGCGCAGTACGAGCTGGAGCGCGGCAACGACACGAAGATGAGGTCCTTCCGCAACAACACGGAGGGCCTACCCTATGCAGTGCACAGCGACGTGCCACCGGGCGACGAGCTCAAGCTGCGCGCGGAGGCGTACGAGGAGATGACCGTTCCGCACGGCGGCCTCATCGTCACCGCGGGCGTCGACGTCCAGCATGACCGCTTGGCAGTGGTGATCCGCGCATGGGGCCGCGGCGAGGAAAGCTGGCTCGTCTACTTCGGCGAGATTTTCGGATCGACGTTGAACCCTGCGGGTGGCGCGTGGACTGATCTCGACGCCTTGCTGACGCGAGAGTTTCGGCACGCCACTGGCGCCGTTCTTCGGCTGGCGGCGGCCACGATCGACGGCTCGGACGGTAGCCGTACCGAGATCGTCAACGCGTATGTCCGCATGCGCAGGCACCTGCACTACATGAGCGGTAAGGGCGCGAGCGAGCAGACGGACGATCGCCGCGAGATCTTCGCTCCGCCGAAGAAGGTCGACACGGGTCGCAACTTCCGCGCGGCCAAGCGCGGCCTCGAGGTGTTCATCGTCGGCGTGAACCGCGCCAAGGATCTGATCCTCGAGAACCGCGTGAAGCTGGCGGGCAGTGGGCCGGGCCGCATGCACTGGTATGCGACGGTGCGGCCAGACTACTGGGAGCAACTCACGAGCGAGGTGAAGGCTCCGTCCGCGACGAACCGCAACCGCAAGGTGTGGAAGAAGAAGGCCGGCGTCCGCAATGAAGGGCTCGACGCCGAGGTCTACGCGCTGCATGCAGCTCGGTCGGTGAAGACAAACCTGATGCACGAGCACCACTGGGTGGCGCTCGAGCGCCGTCTGCTGCAGCGAGGGATGTTCTCGGAGCCTGAACCGACGCCGGCGCCGACGGAGGAGCAGGAGCTGGACGACGCGGTCTCCCAATCCGGCGACGCGATCGCCAATGAGGCGACATCCGTGCACCAGGTGGTGGACGAGTCGCCGGCGAGCGATGTGCAGGCGCCTGCACCACCCGCGCCGGCGCCGGCACCTGCGGCCACCCCGACACCGCCCGTCAAGCGCCGTGCGCCGCGGCCCGCACGTTCCGGCGGCTTTGCAACGAAATGGTGATCACATGCGTATTCCAGGAATCCTCACCGCCGGCGACTCGCTGAGCTGGACGGACTACGCCTTCGGCGACTCGCTGGGCGTTGTCGTGGACTCCAGCAGCTACACGCTGACCTATTCGTTCCGCGGGCCCGCGGCCGCCGGCGGCGTGGACATCGTCGGCACGGCGAAGGGCTCCGGCTGGACGTTCACGATCACGCCGACGCAGTCGGCCGCGTTCAACACGGGTTCGACTCCGCTGACCTGGTACTGGCAGGCGGCAGCGACGAAGGCCGGGGTGCGGGTCACCGCTGGTGATGGCTCGCTGTTCGTCAAGCCCAACCTCGCCGGCCTGACCGCAGGCTCGGCGACGTTCGATGGCACCAGCCAGGCCGAGAAGATCCTCGCAGCGATCGAGGCGGAGATCTCCGCTCGCGCCACGGGCGGGATGACGCTCGAGTACACGATCGGCAATCGCTCGCTCAAGAAGGAGCCGATGAACGCGCTGCTGCAACTGCGGTCGACCTACAAGATGATCGTGGCGCGCGAGCGCCGTGCTCAGCAGATCGCGAATGGCCTGGGCAACCCCGGTCGCGTCGGAGTGAGGTTCAAGCAATGAACACGTCGAAGCAAGCCGCGCCGACCTGGTACAACGCCGATCGCGTCCAGGTAAAGGGCAGCGTGATCCTCAACGCCTGGCGCAAGGCCCACGGGCCCGCAACTCGCCGGCTCGCGCTGGCCAGCAACATCGCCGGGCGCAGCTACGCTGGCGCGACGATGGGGCGCACTACCGCAGACTGGGTTGCGTTGTCGACCAGCGCCGATGCCGAGCTGTACACCAGCCTGCGCGCGCTGCGCAACCGCACCCGCCAGTTGTGCCGCGACAACGAATACGCGAAGCAGGGCCTGCGGCTCATCACGAACAACGTCGTCGGCATCGGCATCGGCTTTCAGTCGCAGGTCATGATGGTCCGCGGCAAGAAGCTCAACGAGCCGGTCAATACGAAGATCGAGAGCACCTTCAAGCGATGGGGCAAGGCGAAGTTCTGCCACACCGGCCGCAAGCTCTCGTGGGCAGCGATGCAGCGGATGGCCATTCGCTCCATCGCGCAGGATGGCGAGATCCTGTTCCGCAAGGTTTACAGGAAGGTGCCCGGATCGAACGTGCCGTTCCAGCTCGAGCTGATCGAGGCCGACCAGTTGGTGGACAACTGGTCGGGCATCGTCAGCCAGACCGGCAACGAGGTTCGCATGGGCGTCGAGGTCGACGAGTGGCAGGCGCCGGTGGCGTACTGGCTATATCCGCGCCATCCTGGCGACAACATGGTCAGCGGTGTGCCGCAGACCAATGATTACCAGCGAGTTCCAGCGGAGGAGATCATTCACCTGGCGCTGTTCGAGCGACCCGGCCAGACGCGCGGCGTGCCATGGTTCCACGCTGCAATGACCAAGCTGCGGCATATGGGCGGCTACGAGGAGGCCGAGATCGTGCGCGCGCGCGCAAGCGCGTCGATCATGGGCTTCATCCAATCCCCCGAGGTCGATGGAGTCCCTGGTGTCGGCGAGGACCCCATGGGTTCGGACGACGTCGTCGACGGCGAGAAGGTGTACGACATGAGCCCCGGCATCATCAAGGAGCTGGGCCCGGGCGAGACGTTCGAGGGGTTCAATCCTTCGACGGCCAATGCCGCCATGGAGCCCTTTATGCGGTTCATGCTCCGCTCGGTGGCCGCCGGCATCGGCACAAGCTACGAGAGCCTGTCTCGCGACTACAGCCAGAGCAACTACAGCAGCTCGCGCTTGGCGCTCCTCGACGACCGCGACCACTGGAAGGTGCTCCAGCAGTGGTTGATGGAGACGCTGCACCAGGAGGTGTTCGACGCGTGGCTCGACGCAGCCGTGCTGTCGGGCGCGCTCCCGCTGCCGTCGTACGAAACCTCGCCGGAGATCTACGAGGCGGTGCGTTGGACTCCGCGCGGGTGGGACTGGGTCGATCCGCTCAAGGAGGTCACCGCGGCGCGCATGGCGGTGCGTTCCGGCTTCCAGAGCATCCAGGGCGTCATCAGCGCCAAGGGTGACGATTTCGAGGACGTATTCACGCAACGCGCCCGTGAGATCGACCTTGCTGCGGATCTCGGTCTCGTGCAGGACACCGACCCTGCCGTCGTCAACGACAAGGGCCAGGCGCAGGTGCTTGGTGGCCAGGTGGCGCCCGACGAGGGCAATTCCGAGGCGGGCGAGAACAACGACGGCGCCGTCGATGAGACGCAATCGGAGCAGGACGGTGCCGGCGTCGCGCCATCCGAGTCGAAGGCGCTGCGGCGCGCGAGCCTCGAGGCTCGCGAGCTGGAGCTGTCCATGGAACTGGCCCGCATCGGCGACGAGCTGGACGCCCTTCAAGCCTAGACCAACCCCCATCCACCCTACGGCCGCCCGAGGCAACTCCGGCGGCCTTTGTCATTTCTGGAGATTGCAATGCCTGCAGCTACCTCGACTCGCAAGCCGGAGAACATGCTCAAGGACGGCGCCAAGATGGCGCCGCTCCGGCGCGCGCTGACGCTGGAGCGCAAGAAGACCGACGACAGCGCAGCGTCGACGATCCCCGGATTCGATCCGGACGCCCGCACGCTGACGTTCACCTTCTCGAGCGAGCAGCCGGTTCAGCGGTGGTTTGGCAGCGAGGTGCTCAGCCACGACGCGGGCGCCGCCGACCTGTCGCGCCTGAATGACTCGGCCCCGCTCCTGTTCAACCACAACATGGACGACGTCATCGGCGTCGTCGAGTCCGCGAGCATCAACAGCTCGAAGCAGGGCGAGTGCACTGTGCGCTTCGCGAAGACGGCCCGCGGCGACGAGGTGATGGGCATGGTCGCCGACGGCATCTTGCGCAACGTCAGCTTCATGTACCAGGCGCTGTCGTACCGCATCGAGTCGGACGACGAAGACCCGTATTACGACGACGACGCGATCTACACGGCCACGAAGTGGCTCGCGTTCGAGATCTCCATCGTCACCGTGCCCGCCGACCAGACGGTCGGCATCGGCCGCGCGGCGACGACCCAAGAACGTTCGGTGAGCGTGGAGACGCGCCGCCAGACGCCCCAGTCCGCAACCGCGGCATCTTCCACCACGAAAGGAAACACCATGGACCCCCAAGAGCAAGCCGCGGTTGCCCAACGCGCCGCAGAAGTGGCCGCCGCCGGCGACCAGGCGATGAAGGACGAGCGCAAGCGCGTCGAGGACATCGTCGCGCTGGGCCGCGCCCACAACCTGCCCCTCGACCAGGTGCAGGGCATGGTCGCCCGCGGCCTGAACATCGGCGAGGCGCGCGGCGAGGTGCTGGCCAACATCCTCGAGCGCTCGCAGAGGCCGGTCGCCAATCTCGGCGCCGACGGCATCGGCCTCACCGACAAGGAGAAGCGCAAGTACAGCTTCCTCCGTGCGCTGCAGGCCCAGCTGAGCAAGAGCTGGGAGCGTGCCGGCTTCGAGAAGGAGGTCTCCGACACGATCGCCAAGCGCGACAAGAAGGACACCGCCGGCTTCTACCTGCCGAACGACCTGCCGTTCTGCCCCGACGAGGAACACCTGCGGGCCTGGACGATGATGAGCCAGCAGGGCAAGACCCAGCTGCGCGCGCCGTACCTCGTCGGCACCGCCGCGCAAGGCGGCAACCTCGTCCAGACGCAGTTGCTGTACGAGAACTTCGTCGAGGTGCTGCGCAACCAGCTGGTCACCGCGATTCTCGGCGCGCGCTACCTGACGGGCCTGGTCGGCAACATCGACATCCCGCGGCAGATCACGCAGACGGGTACCTACTGGGTGGCGGAGTCCGGCGCACCGACCGAGGCCGAGGCGACGTTCGACAAGGTGTCGCTGCGTCCGAAGACCATCGGCGCGCTCAGCAAGATGTCGCGCCTGATGCTGCTGCAGTCGACGCCGGCGATCGAGATGCTGGCGCGACAGGACCTGCTTGCGGTCATCGCCCTGGCGGTCGACCTGGCGGCGATCAGCGGCTCCGGCTCGGGCAACCAGCCGACGGGCATCGTGAACCAGTCGGGCGTCGCCTCGGTGATCGGCGGCACGAACGGCGCGAACCTGACGTTCGACCACCTGATCCAGCTCAAGTACGCGACCAAGGCCGCGAACGCGCCGCAGGCGGCCACCGGCTATGCGATGAACAGCAAGTCGATCGGCTACCTCAGCACGCAGAAGGCCACCACCGGCCAGTACCTGTGGGACCCGCAGGGCGGACTGACGGCCGGCAGCCCGGATCGCGTCAAGGGCTCGCCGTACGCCGAGTCGCAGCAGCTCCGCTCGACGCTGACCAAGGGCACGTCTTCCGGCATCTGCAGCGAGCTGGTCTACGGCAACTGGCAGGAGCTGTTCATCGCGATGTGGGGCGTGACCGAGATCATGCTGAACCCATACGACGCCACGGGCTTCACCACGGGCGACGTGCTGATGCGCGCGTTCCAGACCTGCGACGTCGGCGTGCGCCACGGTGCGTCGTTCTCGGCCATGTCGGACGCGCTCACGCCGGGCTTCTGATCCAAGGCTGTCTCCGTTCCTGCCGCCAACTCGCAGTTGCCCGGGAACTTCGCGCGAGCCGGTGATCGCCGGCTCGCGCACCTTTCTCACACCACACGAAGGAATCATCATGAAGTTCAAGATTCGCGAAGGCATGGTCGTGCACCTGCGCACGAAGGTCGAGATCGCCGACGACAAGTTCGACTACCAGGACACCTCGCACTTCGCCGGCCAGGTGGTCGACCTGACCGAAGACCAGGCGCGCGAGCACGCGCACAAGCTCGAGCCGGCGCCGATCGGCAAGGGCTCGGTCGACAAGGAAGCCGAGGCGTTCCTGGCCAGCTTCCTGCCGCCGGCGGCCACGCCCGTCGGTATCTCGGCGGAGCAGCAAGCGCTGATCAGCGCAGTTGCCGCCGAGACCGCGAAGGCGGTCGCGGCCGCGCTCGCCGGCGGCACGGCCGCGGCGTCGGCCACCGCGGCGCCGCCGGCGCCCTGAGCGGAGGGCCGCCGCCATGCCGATCGTGGATTCCCCGGACGTCTACCTCAAGGACTTCGGAGTCTCGTGCTCCGCCAGCGGGCACTCGTTCCTGGGGATCTTCGATCGGCCCGACGACGTGATGAACATGGCCGGCGTCAACGTCATCTCGACGATGTACCAGTTGACCGTCAAGACCAGCGACGTCCAGGCCGCTGGCCTGGCCAGCGGCGCCGCCATCACCGTCAACGGTACACCGTACGTCGTCCGCGACGCGATCGCGCTCGACGACGGAACGTTCACCAACCTCACCCTGAGCTACTGAGGAGCCACCAATGAAGAAGTACGACATTACCGAGGGCACGTTCCGAGACTCGGACGGCACGGTCAAGGGCGTCGGCGACACCATCGAGCTCGATGACGACATGGCCGCCGTCCACGCGGGCCGTGTGCGCCTGGCGCCGAGCGAGTCCGAGGAGAAGGCCACCGCCAACGATGTGCAGGCGCCTGCACAAACGGGTGCCGGCCTCGACCAGGTCGAGCACTGAGCCCCATGTCGACGGTACGCGAACTCATCACGGCCCGCGCGGTCGCCTGCCTGCTCAATGTGACGCCGGCGGCCGCGAACGTCTATCGTTCGCGTGAGACTGCGATCACGCGCGGCATGACGCCCGCCATCGTGGTCATGCCGGTGGATGAGACCTGCCGTCGACTGGGAAGCTACACCGATGCCCACGAGCTGACGCTGGCCATCGAGATCTTCACCCGCGGTGACCCGTGGGATCAGCTGGCGGATGCGACGGCCGAAGTCGCGCACCGCACCCTGGTGGCCGATCCAACGATCCAGGGCTACCAGGCCGACGTTCGTCGCACGTCGACGAACTACGAGTCGCAGGAGGCCGACCGCACGGCGGGCGTCCTGACCTGCCTGTATGCGATCACGTATCTCGCCAAGTCCGCAGACGTGGCGGCAAACCCCTGAACGACTTCACCACTGAGAGGAAATCACCATGTCTCAATTCGCTTTCGGCACCGGCTCGCTCTGGGGTACGCAGACCCAGGACGCCAGCGGCAACGCCATCGCCAATCTCACGCCGATCAAGTTCGGCGAAGTGCAAGACGTCGGCATCGACATGAGCCGCGACGTCAAGCTGCTCCATGGCCAGTTGATGATGCCGGTCGCCGTCGGCGGCGGGAAGATGAAGATCGACGTCAAGGCGAAGTTCGCGCGGGTGATGGGTCGCCTGTTCTCGGATCTCTTCTTCGGCCAGACGATGACCGCTGGCACCCTGACGGGCGTGGTCAACGACACGACGGGCGTGACGATCCCGACCACGCCCTACCAGGTGACCGTCACGCCGCCCAGCTCGGGCACGTACGTGCGCGACCTGGGCGTCGTCAATGCGCTGGGGCTGCCGCTGCAGCGCGTGGCCAGTGCGCCCGCGACCGGCCAATATTCGGTGACCGGTGCGCAGTACACGTTCGCGGCCGCCGACACGGGCAACCAGGTGTTCATCTCGTACACCTACACGGCGACCGCGACCAACGCGAAGAACCTGTCGCTGATCAACCTGCCGATGGGCTTCCTGCCGACCTTCGGCATGGACCTCGCGATCCAGTTCAACGGCAAGCAGACCAACTGGCGCTTCCCGAACTGTGTCGCACCGAAGCTGTCATTCGATCCGAAGCAGGACGACTTCGCCCAGTTCGACATGGACATCTCCGTGTTCGCGGACTCGGCCGGCAACATCGGCACGATCATCACGGCGGAGTAATCGCGATGGCCAAGATCAAAGGCATCGAATTCGACTTCCCGGACGGTACGCTCATCCTTCCGCCGCTCAGCCTGGGCGACCTGGAGCTGCTGCAGGAGCGCCTGGCTACGCTGGATCTCAGCAAGCCGGACAAGACCAACGTGGGCACCGCGATTGACGCGGCGCACGCGGCGCTGACCCGGAACTATCCTGAAATGACGCGCGCGCAGGTCGCCAAGCTCATCGGCCTTGAGAACATGATCGATGTACTCGAGGCGGTGATGGATGTCTCGGGCCTCAAGCGCAAGCAGATCGAGGCCGCAAAAAAAGCGGAGAGCGCGGCGGGCAGCAGCAGCAACTGAACTGGCCCCGGTTGTTCGCGCGGATCTGCGCGAACACCGGCTGGACGTGGGACTACGTGCGCGACCACGTCGACCTTCCCATGCTCCAGGCGCTCGAGGACGAGTGGCTGGATCGCCCCCCCGTTCACCACTTGGTGGCCTCGTACCTCGGCTACGAGCGACCCGCCCAGATCGAGGCGAAGAACGACGAGAGCCTCATGGCGTTGATGGCTTCCATGCCGACCGACGCCAACGCACCGAAGCTCGACAACAGCGCGTGGGAAACCTTCGTCGCTGCAACGGAGAAATCGAATGGCTGAAGGCAGCACCAAGTCAGTCGCGTACGAAGTTACCGCCGACGGCTCGCAGTTCGTCGCGGCGATGGAGAAGACCGCAACCGCAGCGACGTCGGCGGCCGACACCATCAAGTCCAAGTTCGCCAGCGTCGGCAAGGCCTTCGAGGAGGTGCAAAAGACGTTGTTGGTGTTGACTGCCGTCGTCGCCGGCGGCACGTTCTTCAAGGAGGCGATCGGAGCGAGCAACAAGCTCACCGGCGAGGTCATGACGCTCAGCAAGCGCCTGGGCATCACGGCGGAGGAGGCCGGCGCGCTGAACACCGCGCTGGGTGACATCGGCAGCGACAGCGAGACCTATATCTCCGCGTTCGACAAGTTCGCGAAGCAGATCAAGAAGAACGAGCAGAGCCTCAACGATCTGGGCCTCCAGACGCGCGACTCGAACGGCAACCTCCGGGACAGCAATGAGCTGTTCACCGAGGCGCTAGGCAAGGTCGGGGAATACAAGTCGGGTCTCGACCAGAACACTGCCGCGCAGCTGTTCTTCGGAAAGGGCATCGCTGAGGTCACGGCGCTGCAGAAGCTCAACAACACGGTCATCGAGGAGGCTAAGCGCAAGAACGAGGAGCTGGGCCTCACCGTCACGAAGGAGAACGTCGAAGCGAGCAAGAAGTACAAGATGGCCATGAACGACGTCCGCGACGTCCTTGAGGCTGTCGAGAAGACGATCGGCGATGCCGTCATGCCAGTGTTCACCGAGCTGGCCAGCTATTTCGCCGAGTCAGGCCCGTACGTCGTCGACGTTTTCAAGGGTGCGCTCACCGGTCTGTTGCTCGTCTTCCGTGGCGTTGCCGCCGGTGTGAAGGTCGTTGTCGCTGTAGTGGCGGAGACGATCAACACGATCATCGACCAGTGCGGAAACCTGTCGGAGCTGCTGTCGAAGGTCTTTAGCGGCGACTTCGCCGGCGCCGCCGACGTGTGGAAGAAGATGGGCGACCGGAACACGCAGGCCATCGAGAACGTCGTCGATGCGACCAAGGATGCATTCCATGAGGCCTCGGACTCGTTCGCCAACGATATCTCGCGCACCTGGGACAAGGGCACCGCCATCGGTGCACCGAAGAGCGGCACGAAGCGCATGGGCGACTTCGGCAAGGACAAGCCGGAGAAGAGCCAGGCCGGCGAGTGGGAGGCCGAGCTGGACGAACAGAAGCTGGCGTTCGAGGAGATGAAGAACCAGCAGGGGTCGTTCCAGGAATTCAGCAAGCAATCGGAGCTGGACTTCTGGAAGGCCAAGCTCGACCTCACGACGGCTGGCACGGCGGACAACGTCGCTGTGCGCAAGAAGATCGCCGAGACCGAACTGGCCATGAACAAGGACCAGTACGCGGCGACGCTCGAGAGCTTGAAGGCCCAGGAGGCGGCCTACAAGAACAACTCCGACGCGCGGCTTGACATCCTCAACCAGGAGTCGGCGCTGATCAAAGAGCGCTACGGCGAGGACAGCAAGGAATACCAGGCTGCACAGAAGGTGATCGTCGACGCTCGGCGCCAGGCCATCGAGCAGCTCAAGCAGCTCGAGCAAATCCGCGTCCAGGCGCGCCGACAGGCCGATCTGTCCGAGGTCGCGCTCGAGGAGCAGAACTCCCAGTTGCAGAGAGAGCTGGGCGTGATCACTACGCAGCAGGAGCTTGCGCTGCAGCAGCAGTATGAGCAGCGTCGATACGACATCAGCCTTGCCGCGCTGCAGGATCGCCTGGCGCTGGCCGAGAAGGATCCCGATCGCAGCGCCGTCGAGCTGGCGCGCATTCACGCCGAACTCGAGGCGCTCGAGCAGCAGCACCAACTAAAGATGGCTGCCATTCGAGGCGCCGCCCAGAAGGACGAGCTGGCGCCGCTGGAGCAGATCTACCGAGGCGCCCAGACGTCGATCTCCAACGCGATCACGGGCATTCTGAATCACACGATGACGTTGCGTCAGGGCATGGCTGCAGCCTGGAAGGGCATCGCGCAAAGCGTGACCAGTGCCATCGGGGAGATGATCGCCAAGAAGCTGGCGGCATGGGCCGTCGAGAAGACGCTGGCACTCGCAGGCATCGGTGCCAATGCGGCGGAGGCGGGGTCGGGCGCAGCATCGTCCGTCGCGAACATCCCGTACGTCGGCCCTGTGCTCGCGATCGCGGCGCTGGCAGCCGTGTTCGCGGCTGTCAGCGGAATGAAGTCGAACGTCCCGTCCGCCGCCGGCGGCTTCGATATCCCGGCGGGCCTGAACCCGCTGACGCAGTTGCACGAGCAGGAGATGGTCTTGCCGGCCAAGCACGCCGATGTCATACGTCGCATGGCTGATTCGCAACAAGGTCCGGCGAAGGAATCACAGCCGGACGTGCACCTGCATGTGCACGCCGTCGACGGGCAGAGCGTTCGCCGCCTCCTGCTTGACAACCAGGACAGCCTGGCCGTCGCGCTGCGCGCGGCGCATCGCAACGGCGCTCTCTGGACGAAGGGCTGAGCATGTCGAACGCCGTCTTTCCCGTGATGCCCGGGCTAACCTGGGACATCACACGGATCCCTGTCTGGAGCACCACCATCAAGCAGGCCGTCTCCGGTCGCGAGTTCACGAGCGCGAATTTCAGCTATCCGCGGTATCGCTACAAGATGGTGTATTCGGTGCTCCGCCAGAACTCCGTCTACCAGGAACTGGCACAGCTGGCAGGCTTCTTCAACGCGCGCCAGGGCTCGTTCGACTCGTTCCTTTTCAACGATCCGGACGACAACACGGTCACGCTGCAGGCCATCGGAATCGGCGACGGCGTCAACAAGCTGTTCCAGCTCGTGCGGTCGTTCGGCGGCTTCGTCGAACCGGTGTACGACGTCAACGGCACGGTATCGATCTACGTCAACGGCGTCCTTCGCACCGTCGGCACGGACTATTCCATCAGTTCGAGCGGCCTAGTCACGTTCGTCGTCGCGCCTGGTGCCGGCCTGACGGTGGCCTTCACGGGCAGCTACTACCGCCGTATGCGATTCGAGCAGGACACGGCCGAATTCAGCCAGTTCATGAAGGGGCTGTGGGAGCTGCGCACCCTGCAGCTGCTGAGCAAGAAGCCATGAGAGAGATCACCTGGCAGTCCGGGGCCGGCGCATTGATGGCGTTGCTCAACTCGAGCACTCAGGTCTACAAGATCGACCTGTACACGATCATCCTTTCCGGCGGCGGCATCGTGCGCTACACGAGTGCCGACGTCGCTGCGACGGTCAATGGCAAGACCTTCGCCGCCGCGCCCGCGATCACGCGTGGGTCGACCAAAGTCACGATCGGCGTCACCGTCGATGCACTGCAGCTGACCATCGCGGCGGACTCCAGCGTGACGATCAACGGCGTCCCCTTGCTGCAGTTCATCGCCGGCGGCGGCCTGGACGGCTCACGCATCATCCTGGAACGCGCTTTCGCCTCGGCGCCGGGGAGTGCCTGGGTCGGCACGATCACGCTGTTCCAGGGCCGGGCCGGGGATCCGACGGTGAGCCGGTTCTCCGCGTCGCTGCCGGTCAAGAGCGACAGTGAGCTGCTGAACGTCATGGTTCCGACCAGCCTGTACCAGCCAGGCTGTCTCAACGACCTCTTCAATTCGACCTGCGGCCTGTCGAAGGCGTCGTTCGCTGTCGCGGCGACTGCGACAACCCCAACCGACGCCACGCTTCGTGTCTTCTCGACAGGCCTCGGAACGGCCTCGGGCTACTTCGACATGGGATTCGCAGTCGGCGTGACCGGGCCGAATGCAGGCGTCGGACGGACGATCAAGAGCTATGCCGGTGGTGTATTCACGTCGATCCAGCCGTGGCCGGTCGCGATCGGCGTCGGCGACATGTTCACCATGTATCCGGGCTGCGACAAGACCCAGGCTACCTGCAGCTCGAAGTTCGCCAATCTGATTCACTTCCGCGGCTACCCGTACGTGCCAGCGCCGGAGACGGTGACGTGATGACCTCGGGGAAATTCATCGCTGGCCAGGCGGTTGACCTCGCTCAGCTCGACGCCGGCACGATGTGGAGAACGGGGCGCGAGCGGCTCGAGCGTGAAGCCGTTGTCGCTGAGGCGTTGACCTGGTGCGGCACCCCGTACCACCACTGTGCAGATCTCAAAGGCATCGGCGTCGACTGCGCACTGATCCTGATGCGCACGTACTCCAACGCCGGCCTGGTCAGGTTCGTCGATCCGCGTCCGTACGCGCCCGAGTGGCATCTCCACCGTTCCGAAGAGCTGTACGTCGGCTGGCTTGAACGCATGGGGGCGCGTCAAGTGCAGGCGCCTGCACTTGGCGACATCGTGCTGTTTCAATTCGGCCGGTGCTTTAGTCATGGCAGCGTGGTTGTCGACGAGACGGAATCGATCGACGACACGCAGGTGCTGCACTCGTATATCGGGCGCGGCGTCACCCTCACGCGGCTTCGCGAGGATCCTCTCGCCGGCCGCGCGCGGCAGTTTTGGAGTCTCTGGTAATGGGCGGCAGCACGATCTCCAGCAGCGACACGCGCATTGAGGCGTTGAGCCTGCAAAGCTCCGCCTATGGCGTGCCGCTGCAGGTGCTCTACGGCGTCAACCGGGTCAAGGGAAATCTGATCTGGTACGGCGGCTTCAAGGCGAATCCGAAGACCAGCACGCAGAGCGCGGGCGGCAAGGGCGGCGGCGTCAAACAGCAGAACACGACCTACACGTACACCGCGAGCGTCATGATGGGCCTGTGCGAAGGCCCCATCATGGGTGTGCCGCGCGTGTGGAAGGGCAAGCAGGTTTTCAGCGGCGGATCGCTGTCGACATCCATCGCGACGGCCACCGAGACATATGCCGTGCCGGCCTCCGGCCCGATGGTTTACAACGTCGCGCACGCCGCGGCGTGGTTGTCGGCCGTCTCGGTGACGGTTCCCTACTCGTACACGACCAGCGGCGCGGGTGGCGACAACGTGGTCAACACGAGCCAGCCGCTGGCCAGCGGAATTGACTTCACCGCGAGCAGCGGTGTCCTCACGATCCTCAATGCCGCGCTTCGCGGCTTGACGGTCACGATCACGTATCAGTGGGCGAGCACGCCGCTCAACCAGACCGCGCTGCAGCAACTGGGGCTGACCTTCGGCGTCGGCTCGGTCGGCCAAGCCGTCTGGAGCCCGCTCACCACGATCGCGCCATCGCAGGCGATCGGATACAGCGGCCTGGGCTACCTGGCCGGGCAAGACTACCTGCTGGGCACCAATGCCGAGGTCGACAACCACTCCTGTGAAGTGCAGGGGCCGATGGCGTACAGCATCAGCTCGTCGATCCCGGACGCGAATCCGGCGCTCGCGACGTACGACCTGATCACGAATGGCCGCTTCGGTGCCGCGTTCCCGTCGGCGCAACTTGCAGGTCAAGACGACTGGGCGACGTACTGCCGCGCGGCGGGCTTGCTGATGTCGCCGCTGTTGGACACGCAGCTGCAAGCCGGCGACTTCGTCACGCAGATTGCGCAGCTGACCAACACGGGACCCGTATGGAGCAATGGTCGCTTGAAGATGATCCCCTACGGGGACACGACCATTACCGGCAACGGTGTGACGTTCACGCCGAATGTGACGCCGATCTGGGATCTGACGGATGACGACTTCACGCCGTCGGAGGCCAGCGATCCGATTCAGGTCATCCGCAAGGCGCAGTCGGACTCGTACAACACGGTGCGCATCGAGTTCCTGAATCGCGGCAACCTGTACAACATCGAGATCGCCGAGGCCAAGGACAGCGCGAACATCGATGTCTATGGTCCGCGGGTGATGGACACCATCGAGGCGCACTGGATCTGTGATCCCGCCGTTGCCAGGGCGGTTGCGCAGTTGATTCTCCAGCGCGTTCTCTACGTGCGAAACAGCTACAAGTTCAGCCTGAGCTGGGCCAAGGCGCTGCTCGAGCCGATGGACCTGGTGACGCTGACCGACAGCGCGCTCGGTTTCAACAAACTGCCGGTGCGCATCACGTCGGTCGAGGAATCGGAGAGTGGCGATCTGTCGTTTGAGGCAGAGGACTTCCCACTCGGGACGGCGCACGCGGCGCTATATCCCTCGCAGAACGGCGCCGGCTTCCAGCACGACTACAACGTTTCGCCAGGCAGCGTGTCGGCGCCGGTGATCTTCGAGGCGCCTCCGAGCTTGACTGTGACAGGCCTCGAGGTCTACATCGCAGCGGCGGGATCTGGTGCCGCGTGGGGTGGGGCGCACGTCTGGACCAGCCTGGACGGAGTCACGTACAAGCAGGTCGGAACGATCTATGGGCCCAGCCGCTTCGGCACACTCTCGACCGTCGCAGGCGTGACCATGGGCGTGCAAGGCCTGACGGGTGCTCTTGGCAGCGGAAGCGCGGCCGACAGCGCGGCATTCACGACGCTTTGCTACGTCGGAGGTTCGAGTCCCGAGTACCTCGCCTATCAGACCGCCACACTCACCGGTGCAGGCGCCTACACGCTGGGCGGTTTGACCCGCGGCGGCTACGGCACCGGCAGCTCCGTTCATGCCATTGGCGACGCTTTCGTGCGCGTAGATTCGGGGGTCGCGAAGTCCGGGCCGCTCGACCTGTCGATGATTGGACAAACCTTGCATGTCAAGCTGACGAGCTTCAACGTCTATGGCGGGGGCGAGGAAGCCTTGTCGTCGGTGACCGACTACGCCTACACGATCTCTGGCGCGATCGTGAAGCTGCCGCCCTTGCCGCCGTCGGCGTTCACCTCTGTCTCGGAACAATTCGGGATCCGCTTGCTGTGCAACAAGAGCCCGGATCCCGACGTGATCGGCTATGAGTTCCGGCAGGGCGCCAGCTGGGCCACGGGCACCGTGCTGGCCACGAGCACCGGAACTTCATTCCTCTGGCAGGTGCAGGCGGTCGGCGCCTTCACCTTCTGGGTGGCGGCGATCGACGCGTTCGGCAACTACTCGTCGCCGGTCAGCACAACCGTCAACGTGGCTGCTGGAACGATTTCCGGCCTGGCTCAGGCGATCACCAACACCGACCTGGTGCTGAGCTGGACGCCGGTCGCCGGAGCGTTCGCGAACCAGACCTGTGAAGTCCGCTACGGCCCGACATTCGCGACGGCAACCGTGCTGGGACAGTTCGCGAGTGCCTACCGAGAGAAGGTGTTGTTCTCGGCGTCTCGCGTGTATTGGGTCGTTCCAATCGACGTTCGAGGGAACTACGGAACGCCGGCGCAGATCACCGTCTCGGTCACAGCGCCTGGCGCCGTCAACGGTCAGCGCGCCGACATCGTCGACAACAACGTCCTCCTGTACTGGAACGCGCCAAGCAGCGGCACGCTGCCGATCGATCACTATGAGGTTCGCAAGGGGTCGACCTGGGCGGGGGGCACGGTCATCGGCTCGAACGGGAACAGCACATTCACAGGCGTCTTCGAGCAGGTCGCTGGTGTGTACACGTACTGGATCGCCGCTTGGGACACCGCGGGCAACCTCGGCACGCCGACATCGCAGATCGCGACGGTGTTGCAGCCGCCCGACTACATCCTGCGCACGAACTTCAACAGCGCACTCGGCGGCACGCTATCGAACCTGTACCTGGAGCAGGGCGCCTTGATCGGGCCGGTCGACACCACGAAGACCTGGGCGACTCACTTCACGTCGAACTCGTGGACAAGCCCGGCAGACCAGATTGCGGCGGGCTATGCCGTGTACGCGGAGCCTTCCGTGTCGACCGGCACGTACACCGAGATCTTCGACTACGGCACGGTGCTGCAAGCGACGACCGTCACCATCACGCCGAATTCGAGCATCGTAGCTGGCTCGGAGGCGCTGTCGTGCCAGATCTATACGTCGACGGACAACGTGACCTACACGGCGTCGGCCGCGGGCTTCTCGGCGCTCTGCTCGAACTTCCGCTACATCAAGTTCGTGATCACCGTCACGGGAACGCCTGGCGCGAACCTAGTGCAGATCAGCCAGATCAACGTGAAGCTTGCGATCAAGCAGCGGACGGACAGCGGGCAGTCGACGAGCGTGATCGGTGGCGTCACCGTCAACTTCGGATACCCGTTCATTGAGGCTGACACGCCGGTGATCCAGCCGACGGGGCTGGACTCGCATAGCAAGCCTTTCTTCGCGGCTGTCATCTACTCCGGGCCGCCCAATCCCACGAGTTTCGTGGTGCGCATCTTCGATAGCACCGGCACCGAGGTGTCCGGCGTCAACTTCTCCTGGACTGCACGGGGCTACTAGCCATGACGATTGCCATTGACTTCAATGCACCGCTCACGACGGACAACTACTCGACCGGCTTTGTCCCAAAGCTGCAGGCCAACATACAGGCCCTCGGCATGCTGCTCGATAGCGCGTTGGTCACGTATGCCAATACGCCCAACGGCACGAAGCGCTTCAACAGCACGAGTGGCTTGTTCGAGCAGTGGAACGGTTCGGCATGGGCCGCGCTTTCAACGGGCTATCTGCTCGATGCGGGAGACACGCTGACCGGCACCCTCATCACCAACAACAACATCGCGCACCGGTGGAAGGACAGCGGCGGCACTGCGCGCGACATCCTGTATGTCGACGGCAGCAACAACGTGCGAGTCGGCGATGCCGGAAACGCCATGGTGGGCGGACAGGTGCTGATGAACGCGAACAGTTCGATCGTGTTCACGATCAACGGCGCGACCATGTGGACCCTCGCGTCCACCGGCATGACCGTCGCCAGCGGCGTCATCAGCACTGCCGCCAGCGAGTCGATGCGTCAGCGCAGCGACACCGGCTTCCTCAGCTTTTACAACACTGCGGGCACTACTCGCACCGGCTACCTGCAAGGCAATACCGGCGCCAGCTTGAAGCTGATGGCCGAGAACGGCGCCGCACTGCAGCTCGGCACTGCGGGTGCCGTTGCCGTGTATGTCGACACTTCACAGAACGTCGGCGTCGGATCCACGCCCAGTGCGTGGGGCAGCGGCACCAAGGCAATTCAAATGCCGACTTACGGCTCGCTCTATGACGTCAACTCTGGAGTCAGTGGCCTCGCCAGCAATGCGTACTACGATGGGGCGAATTGGCGCTACCGCACCACCAACTATGCCGGTGTGATTCAGCAGAGCGCTGGCGGCGGCATGGGCGTTTTCGTGGCGCCTTCTGGAACGGCCGGCTCAGCGATCACCTTCGTACAAGCGCTGAACCTGTCCGCCGCCGGTCAGTTGACCATCACCAACAGCAGCGGCATCTGTGCGCAGTTCGACAGCACCGCCGCAAGTGGTGGGTACACCCAGTACAGCAACAGCGGCACCGTGTACGGCTACGTCGGTGCTGGTTCGCAGCTCGTGACCGGTGGCGCCTCGAGCGACATGGCGATCCGTGTCGCCTCTGGTTCCATCCTGTTCTCCGTCGGGGCAACCGAGGTCGGACGCCTTACTTCGGCCGGCATGCGGTTGTCCGTCTGTGCGACCACCACACCTAACAAGCCTGCGGCGGCCAGTGGTGCTATCACGCTTGACTGCTCCAAGTCGAACGTCTTCGAGCAGACACTCAACGGCAATGCCACGTCGCTGACTCTGAACAACCTGCTCGATGGGCAAACCGTCAACATCTTCTTCACGCAGGATGCGACGGGCTCGCGCACGCTCAGCGGTCTGACTTCTGCCAACGGCTATTTGTGGCCTGGCGGCGCGGCTGGCGTCCTGTCCACTGCGGCCGGCGCCGTCGATCTGCTGGTGTGCACGTACCGCTCCACCACCGGCAAGGTGCATTGCACCCTTACGAAGGCATTCGCATGACCTTTGCCGCACGCACCTTTGGGGGGTTGGGCTACAGCTTCTTGCCTGGCAGCGCGGCCATCTTCGATACGAGGCTGACGCCTGCGGCTTGCTCAGGATCGCTGGTGATCAACGCCAATGGCACCTTGTCCGTTACTGGCAACGGTTCGACAGCACCGGCGCGCTGGCATAGCGACCCAGGCACACCTGGTTCATATGTCTGGGCGAAATGGACAGACACGACCGGCCAGGCCGCGCTCTTCGGCTACACGGCGGGCACCCTGTACTCACTCGCAAGCGGCATGACGATCGGCTGGTTTCACAACTCGGGAACTTATATCGCGGCAGGCTCGGGGACGGTGTCCTTCTACGCCAACGCGGCCGGGACACAGCTGCTCGGAACGATCTCGCTCAACATCGACGTTGAAAGCTCCTGATCCTCAACCCGCCTCGAAAGGCACAACCGATGACCACGCAATCAAATCCCGTTCCGCACGCACCGACGTATACGGTGCCCTCCGAGCTGATGCACGCCATGCTGAGCACGCTGGCCGGTCTCCCGTGGGGGCAGATCAACGGCGTCATCGCGCCTGCGGTCATGCTCGTCAACGAGCAGGACGCCGCGGCGGCCGCCGGCGTTCCCGCCGCCTGAGTGCAGGCGCCTGCAACACACCGAAGGAGGGCTCCAATGTTCGTCAACCCGTTGGACAAGGTGCCTCAGATCCCGCAGGACTGGGGCAATCACATCGCCTACGGTGGCGCGCTCGGCGTGGCCGCGCTGCTGCTTCTGGTAGCCGCCGGCGTCGGCATCTCGCCGGCGGTCGTGATCGCGGCGTTGTTCGTCCTCGCCGCCGCGGCGGTCAAGAAGACCGTGGACTTCTTCCTCGAGGGCGAGTCGCTCGAGGTGTGCGTCGGCAAGGCTGTCGTCACAGCAGTATGGCCGGCGACGCTCGTTCTCGTTCTAGAGCTGTTGCGCCTGGCCGGCACCTGAGTCGCCTGCGCGTCACCCCAGTCACCCGCCCCGGGCAACCGCGGCGGGTTTTCTTTTGCCTATCCGGACAAGGCACATGACCGACACCGATCACAGCGAACCGATTCCGTTCGATCCCGACCTCGAGGAGAAGCTGCGCCGTGACTCGCCCGCTGTCGACGCGATCAACAAGAAGTTCGCGCGAGGCTCCGAGCGCATGCGTCGCTTCGAGGCGGGGCTCGACCACAACACTAAGGTGACCGAGCAGACCGCCAAGGTGCTGGCGGAGAACACCGAGATGACCCGCGAAATGTGGGAAGTCTGGTCGACCGCCAAGTCCGGCCTCGAGGCGCTGGCCAAGCTGGGTCGAGGCCTGGCCAAGGTCGGCCGATGGATCGTCGCGGCCGCCAAGGTTCTCGCGCCCGTCGCCGCGGCCGTCGTCGGCATCTATCACGCGATCGCGGCGCTCAAGGGCGGCACGGTGCTGCCGCCGAAGTGAATTCACCAACCACGCAAGGGAAACCATGCACCAACTCACCGAACACTTCTCCCTCGAGGAGATGACGCAGAGCTCGACCGCCGAGCGCCTGCAGATCGACAACACGCCGCCGCTCGAGGTGGTCGCCTGCCTGACGCGCTGCGCGATGGGCCTGGAGCGCGTCCGCGCGCTGTTGCAGCAGCCGATGCACATCGATTCGGGCTATCGCTCGCCAGCGCTGAACGCGCACGTCGGCGGCTCTTCGAAGTCGGCCCACATGACCGGCTTCGCGGCGGACTTCAAGTGTCCGAATTTCGGCACGCCGCTCGAGGTCGCGAAGGCGATCGAACGGAGCGACATCCCGTTCGATCAGCTCATCTGCGAGGGCACGTGGGTGCACATCGCCTTCGATCCCGCGATGCGTCACCAGGTGCTCACCGCGCGCTTCCACGCTGGCCAGCCGACCACGTACACGAACGGCCTGGACTGAACCGCTTCCTCAACCACTCCGAAAGGAGATCTGCCATGTCCTTCTCTTTCAGCAAACGCGCCGCGACCAAAGCGGCACTCCTGCTCGCCGTCGCCGTGGCGATGGACGAGGTCATCGCCTCGCAGCCGTATCACTCGCGTGACCGTGCGGCCGTCGAGGCGACCGCCAAGGCCTACGTCGATCTGCTGGACGACGACGAGTCCAAGGACGTCGTCATTTCCGTGAGCGGCTCGATCGCCGGCGACTGGCGGGACAACGTGCCCGTGACGTCGACCGGCGTGTCGCTCAGCATCACGGCGTCGCTGGCCACGAAGGTCGAGACGTCGTGAAGCGCGCGGCCCCGGGTGACGTCGACGAGCGGCGATACGCCGGCGTCGACGCGGGGCCGCACGTCGACGGCCGTGTGCCTGTCAGCCTGGCGCGCCCCACGGGTGCGCCAGGCTGCTGGAAATGCGGCCGCGCGGGGCACAGCGAGTGCGGCCGCGTCGACTGCGGAAATCGGGTGCTGCTGACGGCGGAGCCGCCGACTGCCGCGAACATGACTCAACCGGGCGGCTACAAGGTGCCTGCCCGCATCTCGGGGGACTGACCTCATGGACTGGAAAGACATTGCGGGCGCCGTCGCGAAAAACGCGCCCATGCTCGGTGGCTTGCTCGGGGGGCCGCCTGGTGCGGCCGTGGGCGCGGTCGGCTCGATGATCGCGTCGGCCCTCGGCGTCGGCGGCACGCCTGACGAGGTTTCGCAGGCCCTGACGACGAATCCGGACGCGGCCGTCAAGCTCAAGCAGATCGAAGCCGATCGCCAGGTCGACCTGCAGAAGCTGGTGAGCGCGCAGGCGATCGCAGAGATCACCGCGCAGCAGCAGGCGACCACCGACATCAACAAGACGATGCAGGCCGAGGCCGCAGCGGAGCACTGGCCGACGTACAGCTGGCGCCCCGCGATCGGCTTCGCCGTGGCGATCGCACTGGTGCTGTCGGTCATCGTGGTCGGGGTCGCGTACGCCGGCGTCATGTTCGCCGGCATCAAGACCGACGTCCTGCAGTACCTGCCGCCGATGCTCGCCGCCATGGCCGGCCTGGTCGCCGTGGCCTCGCCGATCCTGGGCATCGCGTCGTACTTCCGGGGGCGCATGCAGGCAGATCCGAACGTCCCGAGCGTCAATCGCGGCTGACGGACCGACGGAAACGGGCCCAAATCGGGCCGATCGACCTCGAGGTAAGGGGTAGGGCGCGGGAGCGCTCTTTCGGCCGCTCCGGCGGCGCCCCCATCGGAGGGGCGCCAGCGGAGCCTAACCAGGGGCACAATCGGCGCGTGTTCCACCTGACAGGCAAATCCATGAAGCGATTTCTGTTGGTCACGGCGCTCTCGGCGCTCACGATCGCCGCACACGCTGCGGTGAAGGTCGACCAGGCGTACGACAGCTACGCGAAGTCGACGTCGCTCACCACCAGTCAATTCAAGGTCGAGGATGCGACGCACGGGTGGCTTGACCCGTCCTTCGGCAAGGCCTGGCTCTCGGCGTCCGTCGGCAAGACCGGTGCGATCGCTTATGCGTTGAACGTGTACTACTACAGCGGCAACGGCTGGGCGTTCTTCTCGTCTGCTCGTGACTCCGACGGTGGCGAATTCGCCTTCACGTCGGTCAACCGGCAGCTCGTGGTCGGCGACTCGATCTCCGAGCAGTTCCTGATCGTCATCACGCCGGACTACCTGGCCGCGCACCAAGCGACGGGTCTGGACGTGAAGTTCTACGGCAAGGGCCGAGAGATGGTGGTCAAGATGCCGGCGGAGTACCTGCAGGCGATCTCTGCCGCCGGCGCGGCCGCGGTCACGCAGGCGACGGCGTCGACGTCGACGGCGGCCGTCGTTTCGCCGGCGCTCGCGGCCGCTTCGGCGCCCTGAGCGTCGCCGGCTTCAACGCCGGCGTGCCGGCTCGACTTCCCAGGCCTGGGCGTACAGCTGGCCCGTGTCCGCGTTGAGGTTGTACCCGTGGTACACGGCGAAGCGATCGGTGACGTCGCCAGGTTGCGGCGCGATGAGGTGGCTGCCGAAGATCTGCTCTGTGCCGCCTCGGTCGAGGTAGTACAGCTGGTACACCAGGCGGCCGGCCTTGTCTCGGTGTGACCGCAGGTGCGCATCGATCGGCGCGGCTCGCGTGCTCCTCGGCTTTCCCTTGTCCAGCAGTGGCGTCACGATCACCCGCATACTGGTTAAGCATACAGTATCAGCGGTGCAGGTTCTTCGCCCGCAGTTGCGTGTAGCGCTTCAACTGCTTGGGATCCTTGTGGCCGCTGACCAGGCACATCTCGAGCACGCTGTACTTGCCCGACTCGACCAAGCGGCTGATCGCCTCGTGGCGGAGGTCATACAGTTGCAGGTCTTCGATCCCCAGCTCCTCGCAGGCGCGAGGGAAGATTGAAGACCAGCTCTTGCCGTTGTACGGGAAGATCAGGTCGGGATGCTCGGGGTCGACGGGCTGGCGATCGATGATCTCCATGCAGCGACCGAGCAGGGGCACGACCTGGTCGTTGCCTTTCTTGCGGCGAGGGTCCTTCCGGTCGGCGATGACGATCGTTCGATCGTCGCGATTGAGCTGCGATCGCCGCAGGCTGACGATCTCGCTCGGTGGCCGGAAGCAGCTGTCGAGGATGAAGTCGAAGACGTCGACCGTGAGGCTCTTGCTGTGCTTGTGGAACCAGGCGCGTAGCTTGGCCAGCTCCTCCGCAGTCGGCCGCCGATCGCGCTCGTTCGACCTAGCCAGCTGGCCCATGTGGCGCAGCGCCTCTCGAGCCTCGTCGACGACGCCTCGAGGGCTCTCGATCTTCCAGAGCGTCCTGGCCATCTTGAGCACGCCGCCGAGGTAGGTGAGGTCGATGCTGGCGGTGACGCCCTTCACCTTACGGTCGACCGTGATATACCGGACGATGCGCTCGACGCTGAGCGTCGCGACCAGCTCCTTGCCCATGCCGAGCTTCTTGTCCTCGATGCGCTTGAGACACCACTCCTTGCCGCGCCCGAAGGGCTTGGTCTTGCTGACTTCCTCGCGGTAGAGCTGGACCACCTCGGCGATCGTCTTGCGCTTGCTGATTCGCGTGCCGCTGGCGCGGCCGCCCTCGATCTCAGCTTCGACGCGCCGGGCCCAGCGTTCAGCGTCTGCCTTCTTCTCGAAGGTCTGCGTCTGCGGCTCGTGTCCCTTGCGTCGCACCTGTGCGCGCCACTTCCCCTTGACTGGGATAATGCTGGCCATCCCCTGAACCTCCCTGGTAGCACTTCGCGCGATCGACGCCCCTGCACAGGTAGCAAATCGATAGCAAGCGCGGAGTGTATCCCAGGGGAAGTTTGTGCATTTTCGTGATGCACGCGAGCACCCGAAATGCCGGAATCTCTCGACAAATCAACGCCTTACAGTCCTTGGCGGCTCTCTATTGCCCCGATGATGGACTGGACGGACCGCCA